TTTACGCAAAGGGCCGGGCAATTCGTACCGGGCTTTTGGCGCAGCGGGACGTTTCACTATGACCCGAACCACGACGACGGTATGGTACTTACAGGGAAGGTAATACCGGGGGCGCATATGTTCGAAAAAGCCCTGGACGACCTGGAAAACGACATACCGAAGCTGCTGGATTATGAATTTAGGCGGCTGTATCAGCGGCTATTTTAGAAAGGGGGGCCGGGCATGGACTACTTCATATACGAACTGGAAGCCCTACAGCGCTGGATAAAGGCAGCTGCCGGACTTAATTCCATGCGGCTTACGGCTGCCCCGCCTAAAGTAGCGCGGCCCGTAATCCTATGGGAAGCCCCGCAGCGTAGCCGGGATAGAAATACGTCCCGGTACGTCTTCGTTAACCGGGTACAGCAGTACGGGCGGCTTTTCGCGCATAACCTGGACCAGCTGCTGGACTACCAGGCGCGCCTACAGCTTGACCTGGAAGACCGGGAAAACGTGCTGGACGTTTATGACGGAACGGGCGCGGTAATCGGTAAGCTGAAAAACGTATCCGTAAGATTCGAAAATGCCGACGGGTTGGACGTTCCCTTTAGCGTCGAATACGAAGCCGGGTACAGCCGAAACAGGCCAGCAGCCCCACCGCCGCCAACCGACGTACACACCAGGACGAACGTAACGGGACTGGAATAACGAATAGGGGGTACAGGGTATGGCAGCCAGCCAGAAGAATAAGCAAGAAACACAGCAGGCCGAAGCGCCTGCTATTTTTATGCCCGCTGAACTGATCGCGGGCGCGGCAAACTTCGAAACGTCGCCCGAAATTATGGCCGGGGCGCTGTATGGCGTTACCGACGGCATAACCAGGGAAGACGCGAAGCAGCGCCTGGAAGCATTTTTAACGAAGCCCGTAGGGGCAAAGAAAGGGGAATAAACGAATGGCAGGGACTTACACCGAAGGCCAAAGCCAGGTATTAAGCGGCGTCTATTCGCTGGTTAAGGCGACTTCCAGCCAGGGGTCTAGCGCTGATATTGGCATAGCCGCCTTCCCGTTCGTAGCGAACTGGGGGCCTATTAACCAGCTGCTGCCGTATGCTTCGCAGAAGGAATTCGGCGACGCCTACAATGCAGCGAACGCCGGGGCGCTTTCTGCGAAGAAAATTTACGACCTGGCCTACGCCGACCCGACTTACAAACCGAATACGCTGCTGGGCTATCGCATGGCGACGGCAGCCGCCGCGAAAGGGACCGCAGACCTGGCCGTAGCGGCTGGAACGCCCTGGACGCTGGAAACCCTGTACGAATCCGACCGGGCTTTTACAGCCGTCGTTAAGGCTGGGGTAGCCGACGGCACGACAGCCGTACAGATTGTCGAAGGCGGCGTACTCTTATGGGGCGACGAATCCGACAATATCGACGACCTGGCGGCCAAAATCAACGCCAGCGGCTTCGTAAAGGTACGAACGAAGGGTACGGCCATGCCAAGCAATACGGCGGGCGTAGCCTTCGCTGGGGGCAATAATGGCAGCGTAGCGACGGCGACCGAATACGCGGCCTTCCTTACCGAAGTCGAAACCGACGGAACGGCGAACGCGGTAGCCCTGGACGGCGTAACCGACGACGCTATCCTGGCGACGTTTAAGACCTGGGTACAGCGGGTAAGGGGCGAAGGCCTTTACCTGGAAGGATACCGGGGCGGCCCTGCTGCATGGGATACCGACCTGGCAGCTGCGAACGCGGTAAGCGTCGCGGCGAATTACCGGGGCTGGATTAACGTAGGGAACGGCTGCGACGGCTATACCGCTGCGGATATGGCTATCTTCGCAGCTGCTTACGCTTGCAGCCGCCCGCTGAATACCAGCGTAACGGACCAGGTAACGCCGTTCGTATCCGTCAATTCGAAGACGCAGCTTACGAAGGCTAACCGTATCCAGGCGAAGCAGAAAGGTACGCTGCTGTTCGTTATGAAAGGCGGCAAAGTAGTAATCGACGAAGGCGTAAACACGCTTACGGCCCCGACTGGCGACGAAGTTAAGGAAATGGGCAAAATGCGCGTTTCCCGGACGATTGACTACATTAACCGGGCTACGGAAGCCTTCGGCGAAGAATTCAAAAAGACGCTTTCGAATACCCAGGCTGCCCGCCAGGCGTACGCGGCGACTATCGAAGACGAATTCTTCCGGGGGCTGGTTAACGACGAAATTATCCAGCCGGGCTATTTGTATATCGAAGACCCCGACTACCACGGTGATAAAGCCAGCCATACGCCGAAGATCGACGAAGCTTTCTTCTACGCCGAATATACGCCGACCGATAGCATGGAAAAAATTTATCAGAAATTTAACGTCAAATTTTAAGAGAGGGGGCGCGCTAACCTATGGCAGCTATTGACGGAAACGAAATCATAAACGGGCGGTACGGCCACGTTTACGACGAAAACGGCCAGGAATTGCAGACGGTCCAGGAATTCGAAGCGAACGTCGAACTGGACAAGGAAGAAATTATCCTGCCGGGCCAGTTTATGAAGACGAATAAGGTAATGGGCGGCAAAGGTACGGGCAGCGTTAATATGCTGAAAATCGACAGCCGTTTGCAGCAGAAGATCGCGGCGAATCCTACGGCGAAATTCGTACTGCGGGGCGTACTGGCCGACCCGACCAGCCGGGGCCAGGAAGCGGTACTGCTGCGGGGCGTTTCCTTCGACAGTATCCCGCTTATGCACTTCGCTATGGATTCGAACGTCGAAGTAGAAGTAGACTTTACCTTCGACGCCTTCCAGTACATGCAGACCATTTAACGAAGAAGTAAAGATATAAAGACAACAGGGGCGGCCCCCAGGCCAGCCCCTTTACTATTCCCAAAAGTCGAAAGGACGGTAAACGAAAATGAGCAAAAAATACATTTCCTTGGAAGAAGTTTTAAGCAAAGATACCGCAACCCTTACCGCTGTAGCGCAGGGCGAATTCGAAACCGAAAAGCTGGGCGCTGTACCTTATACGGCCTTGGACCATTCCGAATACAAGCAGATTAAAAAGGACTGCGTAAAAATGGTCCCGAACGGTACGGGCGGCATGGACCCCGAAGTAGACGACGACAAAATGATGGTACGGGTAATTATCCGGGCTGTAGACAAAGACGAACGCAGCAGCTTTACCTTCGCAAATAAGGCGCTGCTGGAAAAGCTGGGCGTTACGACCGCCGACGAAGCGGTAGCGAAGCTGCTTTCGCCGGGCGAAATTATTAACTTCGCCGTAGCCGTACAGAACGACAGCGGCTTCGGGCAAAAGGCAAAGAAAGAAGCGCAGGATAAGGTAAAAAACTCTTAAAAACTAACGGGGAAGCGAAGCTGCTGGCCTATATATGGAACACGACGGGCCGCTTACCTTCGGAAATCTATAACCTTCCACCGTTAGAAAGGGAATTCGTTTACCAGGCGACCCTGCTAAAGATAAAAGAGGAACAAAAGGCCATGAAAAAGAAGGGGGGATAGTATGGCGCGTGAATTCGTGATGGGCGCGAAGCTGGTACTTAATGACGCATTTAGCGGCCCTATTAAGCAAGCCGCCCGCGCTTCCCAGCAGTTTAGAAATTCCGTTTCAGAAAGCGCCCACGCTGCGGAACAGCTGCGGGAATCGGCTATAGGCCTGAAAGAAGCGCTGCTGGGCCTGGCGGGAATTGAAATAGGGAAAAAGGCGCACGAATGGCTGGTAGGCGCGAACGCGGATATGGAGCAGTACCAAAATACACTATCCGTCGTAATGGGAAGCCAGGAAAAGGCTGTAGAAACCCTACAATGGGCTACCAAATTCGCCGCGCAGACCCCCTTCGAAATCCCGCAGATTGTCGAAGCGACGACCCGTATGCAGGCCTACGGGATAAGCGCACAGAAGACCCTGGGAATAGTCGGCGACATGGCTTCTGTAATGGGTAAACTACTTGCCCCGCCGTCTAGGAATAGGCGGCGTAAATCCGGTAAAATCGGAGGAAATGTTTATTTACGCCGCTTACCAACGGCTGTATAATTAATGCAGACCGTTGAAGGGGTGGAAGAATGTTAAAAACATGCGTTAACTGCGGAATAGAATACAAAACGTACAAGGCTGCTAGTAAGTTTTGCTCAACGAAATGTAGCGCCGACAGCCAAACAAAAAAGGCCGTGAAGGAATGCGAACTATGCGGAAAACCGTACAGCGTTTCCCCTTACCGCGCAGATACCGCCCGTTTTTGTTCTCATGAATGCAGGGAAAAAGCCCAGTATAAACTAGGATTTAACGGAAAAGAACAACAATGTACAAACTGCGGCCTGGTAAAACCCGTTGAAGAATTCTATAAAAACAGGGGCGCTTGTAAGACCTGCGTTAACGAACAGAATAAGCTGCGTTACGAAGCCAACAAAGAAAAATATTTGCAGATATGCAGCGACTACCAAAAGCAGAACAAAGAAAAACGCCGGGAAAGAATGCGGAAGTACCGGACGGCGAAACGGGCATTCATTAACAAAGGGCTGCGGGATTGGCGGGAACGGAACCGGGAGCGCATTAGAATTACGAAGCGGTTTGACGCGCAGCGGCGAAGAGCAAGAATACTATTACTAGAATCCACGCTAACAGAAAAAGAATGGCAGGAATGCTTAGAATACTTCGGCCACGAATGCGCGTACTGCGGAGCGGCTGAACCTAAGCTAACACAAGACCATTTTAAACCTGTAGCGCAGGGCGGGGGTTACACGAAGGATAATATACTACCTGCCTGTATGTTTTGTAACCAAAGCACAGGGGC